CTTAAACCTAAACCACCTAAAGCAGCTTTAGCACCAAAACCTAACGGGGCTGTACCAGTGCCGGCGGCACCAAGTACTGAGTTTGCAGGCACATTAGCAAAAGCATTTGTGTAAGCCTGGCCGTACACGTTTGCGGCATCCATAGGGATTTGACCTGCTGCTACACCTTGGCTTAAAGCTTGCGGGGTTAATGTACCAAGTTCCGCGCCAGAAGTAACTGGCATAGAGTATCCGGCATTTAAAAGGGCATTTGAACCAGCTTGCATTCCAGCAGTATCTGCCCCAGCTACAGCCCCAGAAACGGGGGCACCAGAAGCAGAAAGAGCTGTCGGAGCGCCAGCGGCTAAGTCGCCAGCCCCCATGTACAAGCCAGAACCACCCAAAGCGGCTCCACCTAAACCACCCATAAGGGCATTCATCCCTACATTTTGACCTGTAAGAGCGGCTACACCACCACCTGTTAAAGCTCCAATACCAGCTCCGGTAACGCCCGAGGCAAGCGCAGTAGACCCCATTAGGGCCCCATCTTCAAATAGCATAGGCGCAGCTGCGCCATCAGTCATAACAGTTGCAGCCAACGCCGCAGCTATTGGTAAATAACTTTCAAAACCACCAGAACTTCCGCCGCCAGCCATAATCTATCCTTTACTTTTTACCGATTTTACCACGGTTATCCTATAATCCAAGCGGTTCCGTTATCAAAAACAGGTACTGGATTAGTACCTCCGCCAGTCGCTGTAGTACCAAAGCTAGTACTTGTAGCATCTGAAACAAACAGTCTACGGCCCACAATTCCAACAGTAGGTAGAGTAGCTACCGTATAAACAACAGTCTGCGCTGATATATACTGGGTTACGTTATCTATCTGTGTAAAGTATAAGCGAAATGCGTTGTTAAGCTGGTCCTGATACGATTGCGCATACTCTACTGGGGCAATCGGTAAGTTAGGTGCTTTTGACGGTACTATGTTTGTTTTAGTTGTAGCCATTATCTTCTTCCGTCAGGGCGTATATCAATACGTGGGCTACCTAGCTGCCATGTAACACCTGTCTGTCCACCAGACTCAATCCTAAAGCTCATCTGGCGACCCCTAAGGCGGGTATAAACTTGACCATCAAACTGTTGTACGTTATAGACCCTAGTATTTGTGTAGTTTTGCGTACTAGTAACGGCTGGGTTATCCGCTGTACCATATGGAGTACCTGAGTTTTCTCTAGGCTTAACCGTCATTGTTACAGACGGCTGGTTAGTAGTAGAACCATTAAAGTTAACGTCAGGGAGAATACGCCATACAAATCCAAAATTGTGTCCATCGCCAATATCAAAGTCCGAAGATTGTACATAAGAGTTAATTGGACGTGTAGTTAAACCTGCGTTATCGTCTACACCGTTTTCATGCTGTAATAAGTAACCAAAACCACCGGCTGACGTCATTGTGATGGGGGCTGTAATTGTTCCAACAGTCTGGGCGGTGCTTAAGTTATAAGTTCCCGTGCCACCATTACCAGTGCCATAGCTAACAATAGTAGTACCCGCAGTAACCCCAGAACCGCTAATAGTTGTATCCAGAGAAATACTACCCGAGGATATATTAGTTACATACAAAGTGTAACCAGAAATATAGCCTTTAAATGAAGCTGAATTTAGGTAGTTAGCAGCCAACGGATAAGTTTGAATACCGGAACCTAGCCAAGCAGAACGAGCCATAGTGCCGTAATACCAAACACGGTCTAAGTAGTTATAGATTACGTACTTATCAGGTAATCCATCAACGCTCTCATTACTTACGTAATACCACCACACTTCGTTATATCCTTCATTAGCACCTGCAAATACTTGGAAGTTTTGTGCTGGGTTAATATCATCAAAAATAAACTGACGCAAGGAGCATGGAAGTGTTTCAACACGACCAGAATACATATAGAACTTCTCTTGACCCATCCAGTAAGTTACGTTGTTAACTGTAACCATAGCGTCAGGAGATATAACAGAAATGTTATCCATCAAAATCTGGAAGCCCCAAACATAAGGAGCACCTAAGTACTGCATAGAATAAAGAGCAGAATCAGTCCAAATCAAAATCTCTTGGCGGGTTGCACGTGCGCCAACAATGTAAGAGCCATTAGTTAAAGTAAATTCGCCCGATTGGTTTGTAATGTCAGGTACCCATTGGTAGGGATTTTGCTGGTCAGACCAACGAACAAGCATTGGGTTAAATGGAGTGGTCGATAACCCAGATTGGTACGAGTTAGCCCCCATAGCAATAACAAACCGCTGAATAGCAGAAGAAAGAACTTGATTGGTTTGGTTAGGAACGTACTGACCTAAATAGCCTTTAAATGTAGCTAAGGTGCTAAGAAGCTGCGCCCTAGTACCAACACCGTTAGCATCTTGCCAATAGAAAATACCGCTTCCACGTGGAGCTAACACAAGGTCTTGGCCATAGTTATCACTAGTCCATAAGCGTAACTGCTGTCCAACACTAGATGTAGCTGCCGCTTGACTCCAACCACGAGCGCCATATTGGGGATATAAAGTTACAGAACCACCTACACCAGACGTAGTAGAAGTAGCTAAAAAAGTACCTGTATTACCGTTGGTTTTAATAGTATATGTATTAGCATCAACATAGGTAATCTGGAATGTATTGTTCATCAATGCAGTAGGAACACCACCCACAGTAACTGTAATATCTCTAAAGGCTACCCAACCAATAGAAGCCGTACCCGTGCCAGCACCTACACCAGATGCCGTAAACAAAGTGCCTACTGTATTAGCAGAAGCGCCAATAGCTATAAAATCGGTAGTTCCAACAGAAACAATCTTGTATTGTTGCCCTACTATAAATGACCCAGCGGTGGTTAAATAACCATGCCCAGTCTGTGTAACTGTTACAGTACCGCTACCACTAGTTGTAGAAAATGGGTTTGTTAATGTTTGAGGAATTGTAGGTGACCAAGAACCTGCACCCCAACCGTTACCTGTTGTATAGGAGTTATTACCTACAGGAAGCTCATAGCTAATTACACAAGCACTACCGCCGCCAGAACCGGTCCCAGAGGCAGTATATGGAAGGGTTACTGTAAATGTGGTATTTGACGTTATTGACGCTATAACCCACTCTTTATTTAATGTAGTAGCAGTAACGCCGTTAAAACTAGTAGCACCTGAAATAACAATATAATCGCCAATATTAGGTTGGTAAGTAGAGTCTGTGATTGTTAATGTTGCGCTGCCACTAACAGTTGAAAGTGGGTTAGTAAGCGTGTGGATAACTGTAAAAGGAGTAATGTCGTTATAATTACCGCCAGCTTCGATATAGTATTTAAGGTTAGTGCCAACGCCAACATAGTTATTACCCGCTAAATCTACCCAATTCCATAAGTCACGACAAACACCTAAAAACGTATTACTAGATAACCGTGCCCAACCACCAATTTTTTCAGGAAAGCCAGAACGGAAACGAATCTTGTCGCCGTCAAACCACCCGCCTTCATTACTGTAATCAGTGCCTTCTCTGTTAAGTCCGGGTCTAAATTGTAGTTTTTGTAATGGCATACGGGTTTACCCTAGCATCTTAAGTGACATGGCTTTGACTTCGTTCACCCGCTTTTCCCAACCTTTACCAAATACAGGGAAAGTCTTCAGGGACTTTAGGAATTGTAACCGATTATCACAGTATTCTTCAATTAGAGTCTTGGCCGCATCGCCCTTAAACTGGCTCACGGCAGCCATAGTAGTTGTACCAAAACCACCATCAGGAGCAACCCCAACGCAGTTCTGCAAAGCCTTAATAGCACGCCCGACCCCGGAATTAACAGCGTAGTCAAAAACAGCGTAGTCAAGACCAGATATAAGCTCATCAGCTCTGCAAGCATCCCAAAATTTCCTTCTATATAAAGGAGCAACAATAGATGGCGTTAGAGCGCGCATCTGCTTTTCGTTTACATCATGCCCTACCCACATAGCCCATGTTGAGGCAGTAACTCCAAGGTTTGTCATACCCCCCGGGTCTGCGGGGTTATTTGCGTAACCGCCTTCGTGGACTAAAAGTGCTGTTAGGGCATCTGCAAAATTGTCTTTCATTTAATACCAATCTGTTCGTTAAGCCATTTTTGTAATTCAACTAGCATTAGCGTGGTTTGGGCGCAATTTCCAGCAAGCTCATTGTAGGCGGTGATAACATCAGCTGACTTGGGGGCTGTGGAAATACCGGACATGGTACTGCTATTGGGGTTGTTCCACACGCTAGTAGACTTATAGTAGTTGCGAAGAGCAGCATACTTAGCTTCGTATTCATCAGAAATTCCTTTAGTTACAAGTTCGTGTTGCTTTTGGATTGACTCCGTTTGCGCTTGCTGTTTCTCTGCTGCGACTTGGATTGCTGTTTTGTATATAGTAAAATCCCTATCCCGCATATGCCAGCCAGCAAAAAACACCAAGCATAGAGCAGAAACAATAAGTCCAGCTTTGACGATATTTGCATAGTTACCTAAAAAACCCCACATTACTGAGGCTCCGCATCTTTTTTCATCATAACCGCAGCCCCGTGCGCACCAGCAACAATACCAAACGCTTCTGCTAACTCTCGTAGACTAACAGCACCATGCATTGCTTCATAACTAGCTAAGGCAATCACTGCAAGTAAACAAATTAACCAACTCCACCGTGCAATATCTTGCGTATGGTTATCCCTACCAGTAAGAAGCTGGTTAAGAAAGTCTTTCATTTTGTTTTTAGCTTACGTACAGTTTTAGCTACAACAGCGGGTTTCTTTTTAGCAGTGCGAGTAGTGGCTTTTTTTACCTGTGGTTTTTTCTTTTCTTCAGTAACTGGGAAAGGCCAAATATCTTGCAGTTTTAAATCCACTTTGCCAACTTCCATATCAATCTTAGGCATGTAGCCTAACTTGTCAAACACCCAATTAAAAATAAACATCGTAGCTCCTTAAGCTGATACTACAGGGATAGGAAAAGGCTTTTTAGCTTTACGCTCTGGAATGCCGTGCACCAGTCCAAATATATCTTTACGGTCATCTCTTTGTGGACCATCAATGTAATACGGAATATACCCAGTCATAGCTTCAATAGCCGCGGCAAATAAAGGAACGTTGTCAGAAAAAGCCGTATCACAACCTAATTCCCATAACTTATCGTGTAAAAACATACAGCTACCTTGGCACATTTGTAACACAGGGCAATTAGGGCATTCTTTACGATGTGACCAATGGGTAACTGTATTAAGCTTGATATTAGCATAATCAGATACGTGCCCAATTTTATGGCTTTCACCGTTTGAACTTATGGCTACAGACGATACATTTTGACAAGTAAGCACATTTCCATGTAAATCTACGGCTAGTTGGTCTCGTTTATCCATAGAGCACTTTTGCCCTAATGCAGAAGCTGGACGGTTATTAATAATAGAGTCTTTAAAATCTGTAATTTTACTAGCAATTGTAGTAAAGTTATGGACCCCACCGTCTCGCAATTCAGCTAAGTACTTGTTTCTATAGGATAAAAAATCAGCAGGGTCATCAAAACAAGAAGCTGCGCCCCCTTCATCATATGGGTCAACAAAGCTACCTTCCCCAATAACAGGCATAATCCCTAAACGTTGTTCAAAAAACTCGCCAATAGCGGTACGGCTTTGGTTATCTTTATTTAATGTGGCATTAAAACTTATACGGTTTTTAGGGTATAAACGGTCAAATAAATCTTTAATAGCAGCAAACTGTTTGGGATTATCAAACGGGTCTTCACCACGAACATGGTATCCCGGACCATCATGGGATATACCTACCATAAAACCTAAGTCATCTACCCATTGATTTTTTTCTAGATCAAGTAAAGAGCCATTAGTTATAACCAAAAATTCTGCTTTAGGGTACATCTGACGAATGCGCTCAGCTAAAGGCTTAAAAGTTTTCCAGTATACAAAAGGTTCACCGCCCCAAAACTCTATACGTACACCGCTACCATCGCCATCTTCTCCACCATCAAACCATGTAGGAAGCTGGGTTAAAAATGGTTCAATATCATCTGGGTTAGTTTCATCAGCCCTAGGTACAAACCGCTGGCTACAATATGAGCACTCGTAATTACAAGAAAGACCAAGCTGAATCTTAAGTCGCTTTAGTCTACGGCTTTTTCCAATAGGATTATCTTTATTCGGTGTTGCTATATCTTTATATTTTTTTGGGTCAACAACAATAAAACCAAAGTCAAAAGGAGTGCCGTCTTCATTTAGAAGTTCCGAAGTTGCATTGTCATACAAAAATGTTTTTCTTTTTTCTGGTTTAAGGGCGTCAAGACAATCTAATTTAAATTTAGCCATGATGTGGTTTTTTGTAATTTCTTTTAAGGGGCTATGTAATTTACGTAAAGCTCGCCGCTCCAATACTTGAAGCCAACGTTTAATACACCAGCTTCTCCGGCACGGTGTGGGTCACCATAGATACGCAGGGTTGCCTGCCCATTACCATTTGTTTTAATAACTGAAGAAGACAAAGAGCCAGTATCACATGAAATGTAAAGGGTTGCAATATTACTTATATCTTGCCCATTTTTACACAATTGGAGCACGACATCTAAATCTTGGCCAATAGGTGTAACAGATACAGCGCGAACAGAAGGCATTACTAAAGGGCGAATGCTAAGTCTATCAGTTACCACGATTGGGGCGGAGAAAGATGAATCCGCTGTTATCTTTGTGATGTCTTCACTAACTACTAGTAAAGAACATTCATCTAATGACGAATTTTTAAACGGCACATACAAAGAAAAAATAATATTTACGCCGTCACGTCTTGCTGTAAAAGTACCACTTTTTCCTTTAGTTGGGAATGTTTCTTTAAAGGTGTTGTAGATAATAAATAGAGGGCCGCCACCTTGGGGTGCATATTCTGGGTTATACCCGATAATCCATTGTGTGCTATCGTCAAAATCTGAACGGGCTGATAACAAATTATAGTCTAACGTAAAAGTATCTACTCTTGGGTTTTTATCAGCAGTGTTTGTTGTTGTAACCGCAAACGTAATAGTATTATCAGCACGAGTTACATCAACAGCGGAAACTGATATAGGATTAGTATTTTGTAGCGTATATAAGTTCATAATTTTTCCTTAGCAGTCGCAGGCGCAGTTACAGTTGCATTGTGTGCCAACAGATAAAACAGCTGTAATACCGGACCTGGACAAGTATACACTTGTAACGGCTGGGTTTGCGTTTCCATACGCACTACCACCTCCAGTAGCTTCATTCATATAATGCGAATCATTTGTCCAGTAACTTATGTTAGTTGGTTTACCTGCTACGTTATCCCAGTTTAATGGCTGGCTAGTAAAGTATGTGCCATTTGTAGCAGTAATAGTTGTTCCAGATGATACAGTTTGGGTTGGGGTTGTTTGGTAAGTACCTACACCGCCCGGTGTGTAGAAGTTATATGTACCAGCAGCTTGGACAGTTAGGTTTTTAGATAAAGTAATTTGTGAACCAAAAATAGACTGAACAAACGTACTGTTAGGAACGCCTGTACCAATAACTAATTGGCCAACTACTACTGATGTAACTGAGTTTAGCGTAATTGTATTTGCTCCAACTGCACCGCCGCTTACGTATGTTTTTGTTGCAGCTGCTGAGCCAGCAGAAGTTAGCTGGTTAATTGTTGTGCCGCCTGTAACTCCAGTACCGGCAATAGTAGCGCCTTCAGTTAATGTGCCAGAAGAAATAGAAGCTACGGTCATCGTACCTGCAGCAATACCAGCCACAAAAGTAGCCGCGCCATACGTTGTAGAAAGTGGAACGTTACCGGCTGTACCAGGAGCAACAGTATTAAATGGGTAAGTAGTATTACCAGAAACCAAGTAGTTTAAAGGCACGCTGGTTAAACCAGTACCGCCGCTTGGTGGGTTAGCAACACCAGTAAAGTTAGAAGTAGTTCCGGCAGAAGTGGCAAAAGTTGCAGTTGCTGCGTTTCCGCCAATGTTTAAGTTAGGAGCTGTACCAGTTAAGTATGTACCGTCACCAACAAAAGCGCCAGCATTAACAATACCATTTGCAGTAATTGTTGTACTAGATACAGTTTGGGATGGGGTTATAACCCAGCTGCTTCCGCTACCACTAGAAATTGTTGTTCCAGGAGTTACACCCAAACCATTAAGATACTGGCCAGTAGCGATAGTTCCCGAGGTAACAGAAGTAACAGTAAGGGTTGTGCCTGAAATAGAACCCACAAAAACAGCAGAGCTAGCTGCAATATTGCCTTTTACTGTTTCGTTGCCGTTAATTGTAGAGTTACCGTTTACCGTCCAGTTTCCTGGAACACCGTTAATACCGGCAACAAAGTTTGTGCTATCGCAATAAACCGCAGTAACCATGCCGTTTGGAATAGTAACTACACCACCAGAAGTACCCCCAAAGGTAATTGTGTATCCTGTATTGTTATAGACCACATATTGTTTATTTACCAGCGGGGCTACAACTTGGCGGGTGCCAGTTAATGAAACGGATGTAGTGATTACAAGAACAGCATTACGTGCCTCATCCAGCGCTCCGTTAAAGTTAGTTAGGGTGCGGTTTGCGTCAGTTGCAAAGTTAACGGTTTGTACCCCAGTAATAGCCTGTTCAATCAAGTTGCCTAGGTTATTGTTGGTTGTAGACCCCCAAGTACCGGATTGATCTCCGTTACCGATAAGCTCTAAGAGCAGTGAAGTTGAGTATGTACTTGACATTAATTATCCTTTATAACTGCGTATTATTTATTACTACCCAATTTGGATTCTGGTCATCACCAATATTAACCCAAGTTGCTGAATTTGCATTGTTCGCCGCATTCCATGTTATGGTCTGATTATCATTGATTTTAACCCATCCACGGGCAATTAACAAATCTAGAACCCCTACGTTCTCAGCAATAGACTCTAGGAACCTTGATATCTGGGTGCTGGAATCAGCTGGACTAAGGTTTTCTGCTACTGTGGCAGCGAACTGAGCGGTTATAGCAACCACGTCGGCGGGGTTTAAATTCTCGGAAAGAGCCAGAGGAAACTGAGCAGCGATGCTTATTAAGTCAGTAGGAGCTAGATTTTCTGTAATCGCCGTTAAGAATTGGGCAAAAATAGTTACTACGTCAGCGGAGTTTAAGGCTTCGGTTAGGGCTGTGGAGAACTGTGCAGTAATAATTTGCGTATTAGCTGGGTTCAAATTCTCAGTTAAAGATTGTAGGAATGCAAAAAGCTGAGAGCTCGAGTCCGCTTGGTTAAACCCTTCTACTATGCCCTCAAAGAAGTTATCTTGTTCGCTTTGAATATCTAGGACTTGTGATATAGCCTCAGTAATTACGCTTAGAAAAGTAGATACTTGGGTACTTGAATCATCCGAGTTTAGGTTTTCTGCGAGCGTAAGCGGGTATAGGCTATTGCCTAGTGTATTAAAAGGCGCTCGTGCAAAAGCATTAAACCCAAACATTATGCAGGTGCAATAGTATCAACTACAGGCTCAATAATAGGCTTAACTACAGGCTCAATAATAGGCTCAACTACAGACTCAATAATAGGCTCAACTACTGGAGGAGCAGCCCAAGGCAATGGAGGATTAACAACTGCTGGTGTGTACTGAGCCACAATCCACGCACTAATCTTGTCTGTGTATTCTGCCCACATCCATGCTGGTGTGTAGGTCTGAACCCATCCCATGACTTGTTCTTGCGTTAAGTCAGCGTAAGGAATAGCTGATTGTGGGTCACTTGCTGGAATGTCGGTAGAGCCTTGCATAGCAGTACCTACGCCTGTATCGTCTTTACCTTCATAATTCCAGTAAACTCTAAAAACATACAAGGGTACTGCTTCGTAAAGAGGATAAGCCTCCATTGAGGTGATTGTTGTTGTGAATTCGATTGTCATAATTATCCTTTAAATTAGCCGATTCGCCAGTTGGTTGCGTCCGAGTAGACTGGTACAGGGTTTGAGCCACCACCAGCAACGATTGAAGCAAAGGTTGTAGCAGTTGCATCCGTTACAAACGACCTAGCACCTACTCCGCTTGTTGATGCAGAAGGTAGAGTAGCTACTGTGTAATTAGTGGATTTAGTAACGCCATAGGTCTGAGTTAGTGTAGTGCTTGTGTTTCCTAATACTGTAGTGTTAGAGCCTAGTCCTACTGCTTGGTAGCCAATCACCATCTCGTTGGTGTTGTTGTTGGCAGAGCCTACTGTTTGATAGCCGATGTAGGTATTGTTAGAGCCTGTGGTGTTGCCATTTACACCAGCAGCACCCCAACCAGAGTAAGCTCCATAAGCAACATTTCTACTGCCTGATGAATTTGCTACTAAGCTATTTACCCCATAAGCAGAACAAGCAACTCCAGAAGTTATTGAATATAAAGCTGTTACTCCGTAGCCACTATTGTAGTTTCCTGTTAAATTTGAATATCCACATTGAAAACCAGAAAATGTGCTTCCAATAGCAGTTGTGTTTGAATATCCAGCCTGATAACCATTAAAAGTTCCTTGTATACCCGTACTGTTCGTATACCCAGCCTGATAACCCACCGCCACATTGCCTGTACCTGATTGTAGAGTAGCTACTGGCACAGTAAATCCACTACCAGTACCACCAATAGAAGCGGCTGGTGCAGTTAATACTGTCGTAGTATCTTTAAAGCCTACACCATTAGATGTTAGTGTGACTGTGGTAACTACTCCACCAGCGACTACGATTGTTGCAGTAGGGTAAGTGATTGCAGTAGAGCCACTTGATAGTGTCATTACTACACCAGCGTATGTACCATTGGTGTAGCCTGTACCGCCTGTGATTGTGCCGAGTGTGGCTACATTGGTGGTGTTGTTTAAAAGAGAAGCATAACCAACAGCAACTAAATTTGAGGCAGCAGTATTGTATTGTAAAGCAGCATATCCGATGGCAACATGGTTGTTTCCTGTAGTATTGTATTGTAAAGAAACTCCTCCTACCGCAGTTGAACCATTGCCAGTTGAATTAAAAAGCATAGAACTTAATCCAACGGCTGTACTGGCTAAACCACTGCTGTTGTTTTGTAAAGCATTTCCACCGACAGCAACTAAAGAACTTCCAGAACTGTTTATTAAAAGTGCATTTTTACCCACAGCCGTATTCGTACTTACAGCACCACCACCTAGTCCTACTGTTACTGTGTTAATAGATGCGTCAGAGTTTGTTGTTACTACTCCAGAGAAGTAGGCGTTTTTAAATCGACCAGTAGAAGCTACGCCCAAATCTATTGCATTGTCTCCTGCAGAAAAAGAAGAAGTCCCATAAGTATACACAGTTGAACTAATAGCAATTTGTAAATAAGAACCTGCTGTTATTCTTATTGGTCTAACTGTACCTGTTCCAGCCGCTAATGACGATATTGAATATAATCCACCTATTGTTTGTCCATAATCAAACTGTAATCTCTCATAATTTGATGCGTCAGTATAAGTTCCATATAGTCTAAAGGCTTGTGCATTGGTAGAGTTGCGTTGCGCTAGAGTGTTGGCGGCATCACGAGTTAAAGATATATCTGAGCCTATATTATAAGAACCTGTGCTTATTACATTAAAAGCTCCATTGACAGCAATAGTACCCGCATCAGTACCTAGCGCAGTAAAAGTTAAATTGTTTCCAAACGCTCTTATTCCTGAGTTTGAAATTCCTGAAAATGAATATGAAGGTGCTGAAGCACTACCAACACCAGCCAACACCTGACCACTAGGCACATTAATATTATTAGTAGTAGTAACTGCTACTGTAGTGGTAGGGGTATAGGCAGAGGCTACAGAGCCTAGTTCTAATTGTGCGCCCCAAACATAGATTGTTTCAGTGCCAGCGTAAGTTCCACTAATTCGTCCACTTGAATTAAATGTATTCCCACTAGCTGCAGGTGCTATGCCAATAAACGGAAGATTAACTGCAGAAGAAAAAGTAGTGCAGCTAAACGTAATAGAACAGCGATACCAATTATTTCCTACAGAAGTGATAGCGGAATTTAAAAAAGTAAATGCCCCTAATTGAGCTGTTTGAGATACTGTTACTGCTGTTAAATCATAAACAGCTACTACATATTGATTGGCTGCATTTAAAGCAAATGAAAGAGTAACTGTACTTTTTGTACCTGCTTTAAAATAGCAAGAAAAAGTAGTCGTTGTGCTATTGGGAATTGTAGCGCTTGCAAGTTGTGTACTTACCTCAACTATACCAGTAACGGCTGCTACAGTAGATAAAGCAGCGGTAGTAGTCCCATCAGGCGCAGTAGCGTTGTTATCAATAACTGTATTGTTTCCTTTGTACCAATTAGCAGTAGCAAAAGTCTGACTCTGCAATATTAAATTATTCCCACCCTGTAAGTTCAGACTCTTATCAACTACAGCACCATTAAAGCTAGACGCTCCTGTTACTTGTAGGACTCCTGTGCCTTGGTCGTAGGATTGGTTTATAAGAACATCACCAAGGTCATTAACAACGACAGATTTTTCAGAAGGATAGTCTAACCATACAGTTATAGTTCCACCAAACGTGCTTACTGCAGCACCAGCATTACTAGAAGATAGAATTGTAGTACGAGTTAATAAGCTAGATGACGTAAGTGTACCAACACCAACTTCCCAGTTAGTGCCATCATAGGCTGTGTAATAAAGAGTATTCCCCGTTGTTATAGCTGGAGAAAATGCTTGAAACCCTGCGGGGGTAGACGTTAGGTTAAAACTAACAGTCGTGTTCGCAGAGCCAAGTTGTTGTACGCGGTCAGCCAGCTGAAGAGCCATTTAAGACTCCTTAACTTGTTGCGGTAGTGCTATATGTAACAGTAACAGTATCACCAGCAGTAACAGCTTTAGCTACAGCAAAGTTTCCTTCAGAATACAAAGTACCAGCAGTTGAGCTTTGTGTGCTTACTGCGCCTGTACCTGTAACCAAGAAACAACCATAAACAGTACCACCAGCGCCAGTAATAGTATAAGTAATACCAGTAGCTGTAGATGAAGTTACATTAGATGGCGTAGTTCCTGTAGAGGTAGAAGCAGCGAATACTGCAGTGCCCCGAACAGCAGAACCACCTACTGTGCAGTTAGTAAACTCAGTCCATGTATGTGAACCCATTGTGTCAGCGGCGGCAAACGTAGTGTTATTGCTGATTAATCCCAAGAATGGGCCGACTGTTGTAAATGTGCCAGAAGTACGCAAAAAGGTATCAAGCATCAACTGCTTACCGATAGCTACGACTAGGTTAGGAAATTCTTCTTCCCATTTCAGACTGCCTTGTGAATCACGGCATACTACGTTATAGCTGCCTTCAATACCCATACCTTCGGGTACAGTTACGTTTGCTTGTAGCGTAGCTAAAGCGCTGTCGCCTGAACCTTGTTTTTCGATTTGCATGATTATTCCTAGGAAATTCTTAAAATAGAAGTTGTTGATGTTGCTGTTGGAAAAGTCACAGTAAAAGTACCTGCTGCTGTATTTGTCTTATCTGAACCAAAATCCAACACCGCTACAGCTGCTCCAGTAGTTGAATTATATATCAAAGCACATCTAGCAGTAAAGGAAGCTGAAGTCCAAGTTACGTTAGAAAAAGACACATAAGAGGTGTTATTAGTAGTATCCCCTACTGGAACTTGGGTAATTGTTAGTGGCTTTCCAGTCGCTGTATACCCAGAGCCAGTAATTTCGTTGGTTGTGCTGTATGCAGTGGTAGTGTTATTAAGGTTGGCATTGCCTGTATAAAGGGCAAGCTTATAACTTTGAGTAGTCCCTGCCGCAAAATTCTCTAACCCACTTAAAAGATTAGTTTTAAATATGTTGCACTGCCCCTGCTGAATCATAAAGTAACCTCAAATTTATTGCTTTTAGCTATGTTTTCTTTGGCTACAACTACTTGTAAATTAGATGGTACATGTAGCCCAGACACTATTTTACCTTGAAGCGGGATTATATGGTCAACATGCCATTGCTGATTTGTTACTTTTCTAAGAATTTCAGCTAGTTTATACTCATTTTGAATACGTTCACGGTCAATATCTGTAAGCCATGCTGGAGTACGGTTTAACTTAGCTAATTGGTACATTCGAGTTCTTGCATTTACAATACCTTTATTTGCTTGCGCCCATTTTTTTGTATTTGCAGAACATTTTTTCGGGTTTTTCTTTTGCCAATTACTAACCGATAAAGACGTTTTTTCTGGGTTATTATTTTTCCAAGCTTTATTACGTGCAAGTATATTGGTAGAATTTTTTGCGTATCTTGCCCTACGTAGGGCGTTAGTGTATTCTTTTTTTGTTGGATTTTTAGCTTCTAAACTTATTTTAATTTTATTTTTAGTGTAGCTTTCTTTAGCTGCAATAATAGCGCAAGGTTTACAGCGTCTAGCCCCAGAATGAAATTCTGATATTTCTTTAGCTATTTTACAAGTACAGCAAGTTTTTATCATAGCTGATTATAAGGCAGACTGGTCTGCCCTTTCCTAAAACTGTCGTTCCTTTCTAAACCATCGCCAAGGCGTTTAACTTGCGCAACGGCTTCTTGGTATTTAGTTTCGTAATAACCAACCATATCCGCTTCAGCTTTCATAAAGATTGCTGCTTCTCTTAACGAGCCGTAGAACAATACGGGGTCGTAGTTATCTCCAAGCCAGCTTTCACCAGTTGAGTTATTGACCAAGGATATAGTATAGACAAAAGGAGTGGCGTTAGTATTGCCAAGGTAGCTACCAGAACAAGTCAAGGTATCGCCAACGGAATAAAAATTACCGCCATTAGTGATAGCCACAGAAGTGACTACGTTGCCAGACACTGTAATGTTAGCCGTAGCCCCAGAACCTGAACCTGTGTTAGCAGTCAATGGAATATTTGCATAAAAACCGTTTGTGTAGCCAGAACCAGTAGTAGTAATAGAACCGGCTGGTACAGCATTATTTGGTGAATTAATAGGCAACGCACCCTGAACAATAGAGACTGGGTAGTAGTAATAGTGCAGTTCAGCTGTGTAGTTGCTATCTGGCGTTGGTGCCATGATAAAACTTAGTTCATTAGCACTACTATATTGTGACCCAAATAACGCATAATACTTAGGAACCCCGCCTGGTGTACCCTGATAGGTAGTACCATTAGAAGCAACGCCTGGGTATGCTTCTCGCAAAAAGTTAACGTCTTTATTAAGTAAATACTTGTAGTTACCACTTGAGTCAATAACAGCTAAGGAGTACGTAGATAAATAGTCGTTTGGAGCCGATAAATATTGATTACCAGAAGTCAGCGTACCAGTAACATTCTTACGCAAAGACGGAATTTGAACCGAATTATACACACGGTCTTCGGCCTCCTGCACAAAGCGAGGAATGTTATTTACAAATAGCGACTCAGTATTCTCTGCGTAGTCTTGTATTGCCTGATAAAGCTGAACATAGTTCATTAGGGTTTACCCTTAAGCCATTGGCCCACGTGACATTTTGCCTTTAGTCTGAGCTTTACCGCCGCGCATTTCAATACCAGAAGTCTTAGTAGGCTTGTAGTTATCTTTGCTGATATTACCCAAAGAGATATTCATCTCGTCCATGTACTTAGCGCCTTTTTCTTCTGACATGGCAGGAAGCTTTTCAAGAACGCCATGAGGCTGTGCGTATTTATTAGCTGGTTTATTATTTGCCATGATTATTTCCCGTTAGCTTTAATTTTAGCTTCGTTACGACCAATTGCTTTCATGTCGTCGTTAGTTTTACCGCCAGCAATACCTTTACCGACTTTTTTGCCCATCTCAACGCCAACGTGTGAGCCAGCATCGCCAAGGTTTTTACCTTTAGTTTTGCCCTTATGTGTAATTCCGTCGGCTGCGCTTTTATATCCCATGTCCTGCTCCTAGTTAATTGTTACTGTTCCTACTTGCCCTTGCCCAACCAAATAATTCGGCGTTTCATTGTAGTCATACCCCTGACCTACAGGAGCCCAACCCCACTGCGTATCTCGACTTCCGCCAGCTTGATATCCATAAGCCGTCAAACCAGACTGTACATAACTTAAATCCCGTCTCGGTTCCCGTACAGCTTGTGGGTCATTTACAGGCACCATCCCTAATTGTAACTGAGGTTGATCAGGGTCCCAACAGGTATTACATACTTTTAGCTGGTAGGGTTTTGTCTTAATAATCTCAGTACGAAGCTCAACCAACTTATATCTAAATGCGCACCGATCACACTCTGCAATTGCAAACTTACCGGAAGCAAACTTATTAGGCATTAGTAACCCCCAATAAACATCCTGCGGGGAACAAACCGAATAGGGGCTTTTTCTCTATCTTCTTCGGAGGCTAGCTGGAACTGTTGTTCGTAATCAGCTTTTAAACCAGCGACCCGTTGAGGGTCAACACCAGGAAGTTTGATAGATAAATAGTAAGCCAATCCAGCCACTAGGCAGTTAACAAACCGGAACGGAATGTCTTGAATATTTACACCATTTCCAGCATCTTGAATACGACGTAAACGCCAGTACACGAATTGGTATGGTTGTGAACCGTCTGGTGTAGGCCAGACGGTAACTGCGGGTAGGTTCTGAACATAAACTTCTGCCCCGGAACTATGGGATACCGCAGTTGTATTCGCTTGACCACGAGCACAGAAACCTAGCGTGTTTCCAGATACATAGCCGTAGGCGATGATCTCATTGTCAATTTGAATAAAACCGGCTGCTGCCAGATTAGTTGTGCTTGTTAAAGTAAGCGTTGTATCAGTAGAAGAAATAGCCCCAGCAAGCTGGTATGCGGAGTCGTTAGACTGGCCAGACATACGTTGAATCCAAACTTGAATCGGCCGCCCTTGCGCTAGTTTGTTTGGGATAGTGGCGTATGTAGATACGCTAATTCTAGATATGGTTATATCCGTTTGGTTAGCCGCACTGTTAGCTTGTGTGCGAATCTGGTGCTCCAGTAAGTCAATGGTGTCAGTAGGTAATGCGTAGGTATTCTGGCCTTGATTCAGGTTAATTGTTCCCTGCTCAATAGTCCACATGTTAATACCGCGGTTAGCCCACTCAACCGTCAACAAGTTTAAAGAACGGCGAGCAGTACGGAAGTCGTATCCAGTACGTAGCTCACTGCCACAACGCTCAAACGCCTCTTCTACGAGATCATTTAAGTCTAGGTTAAAGAGTGTTGTGCCTGTTGTTAAGGCTGATGTCGTCATTATTTTTTAAACCCTTTTAAGGTTTCCGCAAGCCTACTGCGCTTACCCATCTTGCCGGGTTTTTTTGCAGCTGCAGCCAGTTTGCTAGACGGAATCTTTTCACCTTCTGGTACACCCAAAGCTTTATGTAAAGCACCAGGTTTCTTGATAGCTCCCGCGATCCAATTTGTTTTTCCGCCTTCCTTCATCAGGACTGCAGACTTCTTGGCCTTTGGTTCTTTAGCAGGGTTTATATCACCCATACCGCGAGACGCTCTCATTACTTGCTTTTCTTGCCCATACCGCCGCCACAGAACTTCTGAACAGCTTCAGTATGAACGTCATGGCCAGCTTTGTGCTCTTGGAAGAACTTGTGGTGTGGCAAATGCCCTGCGCCGTGTTTAGTTGTAGCAGCATCGTGGCTTTCAAACTGAGGAAACTTCTCCACATCTTTAGCCATAGTTTTTGGTCCCATTGTCTCTTTCATAATACTTTTCCTTTAGTTAAACCACGTTGAGCGATACCACAACCTCTTACTTTACCGCCAGCTTTAAGGGAGATTTTAGTTCCCTTACCGCCTTTATGTTCTTGAGCATCATGCTCTTTAAACGCTTTCTTAATCATGGCGACATCTTGCTTTTTGTCTTTCGACTCTTCCACGCGCTCTTCTGACTTAGATTCTTTTTCCATAACTTTTCCGCCTTTTTTCATACCAGGAGCTGGGCTTTCTGGTGTAGGTGTAGACCCTTCGGGTGCTTTAGTTTTTGCCATCTTTACTATAGCGCGACCAGCACGGGGGAGCAAATCCGCTGTTTCTTTATTCTCCCTACGGTCATCTTCGTAGGTTTGGTCATATCCATTTTTAGCCATTATTTACTCCAAAATCCTTGAAACAAGTTTGCCATAATAGCGCCAATTAAAGCTGCAGCGCCTCCTACACCAAGTAACAACCTCCAACCACCGTGCGCTTCTGCAAGCGTCTTTTGGATAGCCTGAACGGCTTCTTTAATTTGCTTCATCTCATCGACCATTTTATCCATATCGCCCTGTAGGTGTTGAATGTCGTTGGCGTGAGTAGCCAGTTCTCTAGCTGTTGTAATTGGATCCATTGCGCTCATTTGCAAGCCCACCGTTTTAAACTAGCTGCCTTACGAGTAGGTTTGCCGTTTTCGTCTTTCATTGGTCCGGGCATACCAGACATACGAGCGCAGAATGACTTCTTCCTAGCCCCACCTTCAGGTTGTGGTGCTTTTAAATTCGAGCCAGTAGCTGCATTATATTTTTGGCGACCCTTTGCAGTAAGACCAGCCCCCTTAGAAACAGGGAGTTTTTCGCCTCTACCAATAGCGAGAGAGGGGGTCTTCTTAGCCATAAGTAACTGTTTGAAACACTATGTTAGTTACAACCGCATAAATACCAGTCTGGGCTAAAACGCCTTCACCCGGAATAATGGCTTGAAATGGTTGAACACCAGTACTAGTATTGTAGCCAGCTAACCATTTACCAGTTGAAAATATGCACGCTGTACCACCAGCAATAGTACCAGTATTAAGGTCTGTAATGGTAAACGTATCATTGGTAAGTTTAGTTACAACATAATTACCGGCAGTTGCAGAAACACTAGAAGCTGCTGAAAAAGTAATACCAATATTTTGGCCTGTTACTAAACCATGCGCTGTAGACGTTACTGTAACTGTATATCCAGAACGAGCATAAGTAGCTGTTACAGGAGCGGTTGTTGTATCAAAAAGGTCAACACCACCAGCAGTACCAGTACCTAAATAAATAAGGTTTTTAAGGCGAACACGCCCCGAAACCATAAGGCCTGTACCACTAAGGTGCGAGGTTTTTACATCATATTGAATTGTCATAATTAATCTCCTAAATTTTAAAAAGGGGGCCGAAACCCCCCGGGATTAATTAGTCAGCGTTACCGAATGGATATACAGTCTTAGTACCTAATGAACCGTCAGATTGTACGTAGTTAACGTCAAAGTTAAACTTACCAGCAGTCAAAGTAGTAAGCGTAACACCGACGATAGACAAGGTAAATACAACTTGTGATAAAGCTGCAGGCTGTTGGCCTTGCAAAATATCAGTCGATGTAGAAGTCATATTAAGTAAGTTAGCTGCAGAATATGTAGTTGTTTGACGACCTACAGTACCAACAGTTGTTGTACCCAAAGCAATAGTAGCGTAAGCAGGTGTTCCTGCAGCTGCTGTATAGCCGTTTGAAACGTAGATGTTAACTGCGCTTAAGCTAGCATTACCGACAGTAATAGCAGTTAAATAATCAACCACGATTGATTCAATCTGCGAGCCAGCTGGAAGATATGCTACAGCGCCACGATAGATATTTGTACCAGAGTCGGCAGGTATAGTAGCGACTACTGATGGGTAAACAGAAGATGATGGTGTGTAAACAGTAGCATTTACGTTAGCATCAGAAGATAACTGATTACCATTAACAAATTGCTGCGCTGCACCAGGGTAGAAAGAAGTACCATTACCGGTAGTTACAGAGTAGTCAACAACAGCATTTTGTGATAAACGAGCCGAACCTACGTTACGTAGTGGGCCAAAACGGTTGTCGCCAGATAAAATTGGACCTTCAAAAGTTGCGCGTGACATAATATATTTCCTATGCAAAAGTTCACTTATACCAATCGTTGCATCGTCTGCTGGGACAGTCCGGTATAAGTATTACCCAGTTGTTGTAATTCTACACTATTTTACGATTTGTGCAATTATTTTAGTAAAATCGGTATACTTCAAAAAACGAAAGGAACCCAATGAGCTCCTGGCTTATCATAGTGACTGGGCTAATATACGGATACATCGCCTGTGAACAGGGCGTAAAAGGTAACTTGGCTATGGCGGTGGTATATAGCGGATATGCTTTTTCTAACGTAGGTCTCTACTTATTGGCAACAAAATGACTACTATTGTGGGTGACTGGAATAATAAAATACTGGTTGCGGACAGCCAGTTTACAGATAGCGATGCTGGTATTAAATATTTTGAAGACAAGATATTTGCTATAGACGGCGGCTGGCTGGGGGTTGCAGGTAATTACTGCGATGCTGAGAAAGTGCTGGACTACCTAAACAAGAAAAACAAAACAAAACCAAAGCTAAAATCCGACAGCTCTTTTTTAAAACTGACTAAAGAAGGCCTTTTTTCATGCGGGGATGACCTTGAATGGGAAAGAGTTAGGACTTTTATGGCTATTGGTAGTGGGGCTATGGCCGCCGAAGTATGTATGCGTATGGGTTTACCCGCAGAAGAAGCAGTTAAATGGGCGTGTAATGTAGACGTAAATAGCCACGAACCAATTAAAACTTACTCCCTAGACGACAAAAATGCCCTATAAAGATCCAGAAGTTAAGAAGGCATACCATAAGCTGCAGAGCCGCAAGCACTATGAGAAGAATAAAGAAAAGATAATAGAGGCTACTACTAAGTATTCCAAGCGGGGTAAGGAGAAGTGGGACCTATTCAAGGGGAGTCTGCATTGCGCACGGTGTAAGGAGAACCACATAGCCTGTATGGATTTTCACCATATAGACCCAAGCGAAAAAGAGTATGAAGTAAGTGCTCTAATTAGTTCCAAGATGTTTACCAAAGCCTACAAAGAAATTAAAAAATGTATTGTGCTGTGTTCGAACTGCCACAGGAAGCTTCATTACAATGAAAAAACCCCCGCCTTGTGAGCGGGGGTTTTTATTGGGTACATTCAGATTAGAATGAACCGCTTGAGCCCCATGCTCCGAGGGGATCGGACCAACCGAAGCTGTAACGCTCACGAGACTTGTAACGAACGTTACCAGTATCGAAGTCACCATCCATAGAATTCTGGAGTGGTGTACGCTCAAACATTTTCAGGCCGTTTGGAACGTCGGTCAAAATAAACCATGCGTTTGTATCGGTCAAGAAGTGGTTAACAGCGTAGCCTTCTGGGATTGTGCCATTGTTTTTCAATGCATTGATATCGTTGTTGTTTGTACCAACACGGAGGTTAGTTTCCAACAGACGAGTAGCAACGAACATCAAAGCAGGTGGGATCACCAGTTTGCGTGGCTTAGCAGCGATCAAGAGACCGCGCTCATCAGTCCAGGCAGCGATTTGAATTGTTGCGGCTTCCAAAGAAGTCTCGTTCAAATCAACAGGGGTAGCAACAGTATTGCTGTTTGTACCACCGTTTACCAATGGATGAGCTGTAGAGAACAATGCAACGCCATCGCCACCGAGGTAGCTAGATGAGAAACCGTTATTCAATACAGAAGCACCTTTAACTTGCTTGGTGTAAGACATAGCGCGAGCCAATGCTTTGGTGTAACGAGCAGACAATGAGTCATACAAGTTATCTTCAATCGCTTCTTCAGTGATTGAGAAACCCAAAGCGATAGTTTCGTGTGAGTAGCGAGCTGTAAAAGCTTCTTGTGCATTATCGTAAGAAATTGCACCGCCTTCGTTCTTGACTGGAGCAGCCGAGAAACCAGACAGTTTTGTCTCTTCTTCAAATGAACGCTCAGAGGCTTCGATGTCATAAATTTCTTTATGCTCTTCGCCATAGCGCTTGTACTCTAAACCGAACAACGCGTTTAGTCCTGGGAGTAACTCTTTTAAGAGCTGTGAACGTGAAATAGCCATGTTATAGCTCCTTTATTAGTTAGCTGTACCAGCGGATTGATAGTACTGATGTACGCCAAAGTTTAACTTGACGATCAAATCAGTGTATGCATCACCGGGGTTAGAAGGGAAATTGCCGCCGAATGTAGAGCTGGAGTTAACCAAGTCAACAATCTTAACAGCAAGAGCGGAGGTGTTAGCAACAGTCAACACGCCTGAACTCAAAGAGCCAGTTACGTTGATTACTGAATCACCAGATGTTGTGTTACCAGTTGCAGAGCTTGTACCACCAGTAAAGTTGCCTAAAGCAGCAGTTTTACCAATAGAGGTATAAGTTACAGAACCAGCAGCTTGTACTTGATACAACTGATCTGGGTCTTCGATTACACGGATAAATACGTTTGTATATCCTGCAGTGATCGCGTTAGCTGGCAAATACTGAGCATACAAAGGGTAGCCTAGTTGTTGACCTGCTAATTGATAACGTACGCCTACGCAAACGCCAGCAATACCAGTAGAACTGGTTGTTGGGGTTGAAGAAACAACAATAGGCATACCAGGTAAATTGCTGGTTGTGCCAAGTTGCACTAAGTCACCAGTAAAAATTGGTGCTGTGTTGTTATAGGTCAACTGATACTCGCGAATTGTGCCGCCAGTAAAGGATTGCCCACCGATCAGGCTGATCGGCTTTAGTCCATAAGGACTGGATACTGTAGCCATTTAAAGCCTCCTAAAAAGTTAATTAACGTGAACCACTCCCGAAGCCACCACCTTTACTTACTGTGCTTTTACGCTCACTATACAAAGGCATACGTGCATCGTTATTACGCATGAAATGGTTATCAACCGAATCCATCTGATTTTGTGCTTGCGACTCGTAGTACTCTTTTTGTGCTGCGAGGTGCTCTGTTAAGATCTTACACAAGATCAAACCACCGATTTCAACGTTTCCATTTGCATCACCCACAATCATAAGTTCGGGGTGATCCTCAGCTTTAACCGGTACCCAACCATCACGAAACTTTTGGGATACGTTAGTTGGTACCGCTTGTCCTAATACCTCTTTAGCAACCCATCTGAAGCTATAACCAGATTCTGGAGTAGGATCAGGCAGAGTAGCCGCTGGGCGGTAGATTGGACGGGTTGAAGCTGTTTCGCGATTCTCGCCATCGCGCGTTTTACGAGTATTAGCCATTACGGGCCTCCTGTTTTAAAAATTCCTTAGCATACAATTCACGTGAAATACCTAACTTATCAGCCAGTGCTGCTTGGGTGGATGTAAGTCGGATAGTTTTTTTTGCCCCCGTTGAACGGGTAGCAGAAGCCACGACTGTTGCCGGCTTTTTACTAGGTTCACCGGTTCTACGGCTAGCTGGCTCGTCATCCTGAAGTAAATCAGGGAACACAGACTTTAAGCGAGAATTAATTTTCTCGAAATATTCTTCACTACGCGG